TTCTTGAGTGTCGCCTCGATCTTCGAGTCGAGACGAGCGTCGTGCTTTCGGATCCCCTCAAATTCCTTGTCCCACGGCTCCCTTGGCGTAGCATGGACGAATTCTGACAGACGGGGTTCCACGTCCTCGTTGGCAAACCCCTGCGCCTTGGCTTCCGCCTTGGCCTGCGCCATTTTCTCGTCTGCCTTCTCCTTCATCACCTGCTCTGCCTCGCGTTCTGAGAACCCGTAGAGCCTGGTCATGACCCATCGCGAAGACACGTCCTCACCCATGCGGCCCGCCAAGTCGGCCTTGGCACTCAACACCTCGACGCGAGCCAACTCCAAAATCTGCGATGGCACAGACATGGCCACGTCAAACCGGTTGTCCGATGGATCCTTGCCTATGGCCAGCATGTGGACACGCAGCACCTTGCGCCATCCGGCGCGTTCAGCCGCCTGAACACGCATGACCGTTTGCGCAAAACGGATATCGCTACTCGACAAGGCCGTGTTGGCGTCGCCTTCNCCCATGCCGAGATAGGACTTTGGGATCTTGAGAGCCGCCGCCATCTTCGACCGATGGTACTCTAGCGTATCCGTCTCGCTGTAGTCGGGCCCCTGAAGGGTTTCGATGTCCGTGAGATGCTTGCCGTCTCTCGACGCAACGAAGATATCTTCGTCCATGCCGAGCGGGTTGAACCTCATGTCGAGCTTGCCCGTCTTCGGATTCACGAATCGCTTGCGCTTGAACTGGCTCTTGACCCTGTTGATCCGAGCCATTCCACGCTCGGCGTCCATCTTGCCAATGTCCACATGAAACAGGAACCGGCTCGGAGCCCGCTGTAGCTTGTAGATGAGTAGCGCGTCTTCGAGGAGCTGCAACCGTTTCCACGTGTACCTCGCGGCCTCAATCACTCCGTGACCATATGTCGAGCGCATGTGCTTCCCGCGAAGCCTCCAGTGGACGACCTCCCAGTCCTCAAACGGTGTCATCTCGCCGGGAGCACGTGAATACGGGCCATCGCTCCTGGACTTGGCGAGCTTGTAGTAGTCGTCCACGGTGATGTTGAACTCGCCCCGCGTGTCCTGAACGAACCCAATCAGATTTCCACGAGGGTCTTCTACTCGGCGAACCGTGGGTGGAGGCATGAACTGGATGCCAAGGACGCCAGGTTCGCCCACTAGGATCTCGCCGAAGTTCGATCCGTACTTCGCGAGCGTCCGCGTGCTGCCCCATGCCTCCTCGTCTACCAAGAGACGGTCGTACAAAACGCCGTTCAGTTCCTTCTGAATCGCATCGTTGTCGCTCGAAACCCACATGGAGTGGTGGTGGTCCAAGCTCGGCATGGTCGCCGAATCCGCGTACAGGTCCAGGGCGACGCTCACCTCGACCGTCTCATCCATGTCCTCGTAGTCCGCGTACCGTGTCATCAGGTCGCGATCGATACGCAGATGGTCCGACATGTTGTCGTACCCGAATTGCGTCGCCGCCGTGTACGGGAGNCCAGCGCGCTCCACGTTCGGGAGGCCGCCACGCCTCAGCGCCGATGACTGCCTGGCCGGTGCATGCGCAAAATACCTGCGCACGCCATCCACGGTGCCCCGGACGAAGCCTTCAAGCAGGTTGTCTTTTTTGTTGCTCATCTCACCCACGCACGAATGGCAGCGGCCCTCGGTGTTCNGGCTTCGGTCTTACCACACGAGTGCCCCCAGAAACCCATCCATCGGCATCCTTGTCATCGTGTGTTCCGATTTTCATCGGATCGATCGGCTGCCCCGGAGGATCCTGGGATAGCGAAAACACCAGTCCAGCCACGGCATCCGCCAAGTCTTTGGTGCCCGCCTTCGGGTGGTCGACCTTGAACTTGCTTGCGTTCTTGACCCTGGGGATGCGCTGCAACTGTTGCATCTCCTTGATCAGAACAGGATTGCGCAGCAGTCGTAGCCGCCCTTCGTAAAGTGCCGACTTCATCACATCGTACGGCTCCGTAGTTCGGTCCACCGACAGCACCTCGGACTCAATGCCACGCTGACGGAACTGCTGGATACTGTCCGCCGACTGGTAGCTGTCCAACGTCACCTTGTGGACCGGGAATCCGTGGGCCTCAAACTGATAGACGATGGCGCGCAAGTCTCCNAGGAAGATCTCGTCTCCCGGAGGAGGGTGAATCGAGAGCAGCAAGTCCGTCTCGATGACGGGCGCCAGCTCGGAGTACGAGACGCCGAGCGAGTCTCGGCGGATTACCTCAACGTCTCCAGCGATGTGGCCAATCGCGAACCCGACCGAGTCTCCGGTGAGTGACGGGTCGATGTGGATGTGACGGAACACACCTGGGTGCCTTTTGGCCCTCCACCGCATCTCCTCGAACCCGCCGGGGAGCTTCACCTTGTAGGTGTCTGACACGCGACCCCAATGGAACGCCAACGGGTTTCCGGCGATCCACTCGGTGACGTCCAACGGATTCGGCAGGTCGTCCTGGATAGCGTCTCCGATTTTCTCAACGCGATGAATGAACGGACTGACGGCCTCGGTTGCAACACCAGCCACATCGCGCAGAGCACCTTCCAGATCCAGCTCGAAGTCCAGACGATAATTGTCCGGGATCTCGATGACGCGCATGCCATGTGCTTCGTAGTGAGCCGCTAGCTCGTCGGAAGGATCGATGACGGATCGCGTCATGCCGTCGCCCACCGCAATCCGGAACGACGTGGGCGCGAACTGATCCCTTGGCTTCACATCCCACGTGGCGTACTCGCGTACGAAGACTGTGCGGTCCTGATTCTCGCGGGCATCCTTGATGCGCTCCTCCACGAACGCTACCGGCCGCTCTTTCGATGACGCCAGGAACAGAACCCCAGGGAGCTTTCCAACCTTCTGGAANCGAGACTTCATGCGTCGCATGATGCCAGTGTGGATCTGCTTGCCCCTATCTACGGACACCACCTTGCCATTCGGGTCCAAGATCCGGCTGTCACCCATGAACGACGACTCGTCGATGAACGCCGAGAATACGTTGCCGCCGATCACGGTCGACGTGGTGGAACCACCGACGACCGTAATGTGCTTCGGGAACCGGATCTCGTACATGGTGGAGGCGTACTTGAACGGGAAAACCTCCTTGAAGTAGGTGCTCTGCTCGATCTTGGCATGCAACTCGGCCAACAAGACTCGGCGCGCGACCTCCTTGGTCATGGACAACAACGCAATCAGAATCGATGACCCCGGTGCCAACCCGTAGGCCGACTGGGGATCTCTCAGGCAGCTCATCAGGTAGATGACATACGCCAGCGCGCAGGATGAGAAGAACGACTTGCCGTACCCGATGGATCCACCCAGGCAGCACTCCGAGTACCCGCCCGAGAAAAGCTCCTCGAAATCGTCCATCAGCTTCGGCCACATGTTCGATCCCGTGGCGCCGATGTAGTATTCGTCGGTCAAAAACGTGCGCGGATCGACTGGCTCACGCTCGAAGTCCATGCTCCAGATCGAATCGAATGCGGAACTGTCTCCGGACCGCAACTGGCTGATCAGCGCGATCGCTACATGACGCTCGTCGTCGGACAGCGAACCCATGCGCTCTTCGAGATCTGCCAGTTCCTCCTCGAACGTTCGGATCGACTTCGGCCGCCCGTTGACGCTAACGACTGCCATCGTGCTCCACGGATTCCACACCGTCCGCGTCGATCACGTCCACGGCTCCCAATTCCCTCATCTTGGACACCAGCAACAACACCTTGTGCCTGGATTCAGGATCTTCGATCACCCTGCGCGTGGCGCCGCCGCCCACGTTCACACTCACACTCACGCCATTCCCCTCGCTAGGATCTTGGCCAGCCAACTTTGCGTACTCCTTCAAGACGTCCTTGATGGCCATGAACTCCTTGACCAGATCCGGGTTGTGCGCGTCCGCTTCCCGTTCCTTGTCCATGATCCACCCGAGTCTCTCCCGCATGACCAAGTACGAGCTTTCAAGCTCGATGCGCGCGTCGATTCCTCCATTCGAGCGCCGGTAGTTGATCTGCGCCACCTGCGCTGGGCTGATCTTGCGCATGACCGAGGCCGAGCACAGAGACGGGTCACCAGGCTCTACAACGCCCTTCCGGAGATCCCGCCTGTGCTGCTCGCACGCGGATTCGACGACCGGCATGTCGTACCCGGCCATCTCGTGCATCTCGCGTACGACGAAATGCGCCACGTCCACGACGGAATATTCTGCCGGGTTCAGCAGCATCACGTCTACATCCCCGATGCAATCGCACTCCCGAAGGGCACGAAGCTCAGGGCTGTCGTTCACCTGTAGTAGTTCGTCAGACACACGGTCATTATGCGTCAACACGAACCGACAATCAATGTTAGATCAGAGAGACGCGCCAGCAAACTCCGGGTCGTTGGCCCACGGCAGAGCCGACTCCAGATCCCTGCCGCTGCTCTCGACAAGCGCGAACACCCCGCTGTCGTCGTCGAACTCCAGCATGTTCACCGTGTTGCGACGCTTGATCGCCTCGGACAGCTTCATCTTGGTTCGTTTCGTGGTCACAGATTCACCTCGCGAGCCTCGCGCGTTGACCGAGAGCACAACGTCCTCCGCATCCGTGGTGTCGACCGTGATTCCGATTCGACGCGCACCGTCGAATAGGCGATCATCGCCCCAGTCATATGACACGTGAACAGGTCCGTGTTGCTTGAGCAACGCATACGCGACGCTGTACGAGCCACGCTCAAGTGCGTCCATGACCTTCTTGTTCTTGTTCGCCGCTGACATGCGTTTCACAGATTCACCTGGCCCTTGATCCATTCCATGATCGACGCCTTGCGACCTTCGCGCGACGCCACCAACGCCTTCGTTCCNCTTCCGAGCGCCGTGCGCTGACGCATGCGCTTGGCAATGCCGTTGAACGCAGCGAACATGTTGAGCCCGACCTCGTCACGCAGCTCGACGAACTTCTTGACCATGTCCGAGAGCACGTTGACGTCCGCAGATCCAAACTTCGTGATGCCCTCCGCAAAGTGCAACAGGGTTGCAGCGTCCTCGGCCATGATCTTGATTCGCGGGATCATGCGCTTGGCGATCTGGTCCATCCCCGCTTCAAGTTGCTGGGCCGACATGCCTTTGGTGTCACGAGACGACTTGGCTCTCTTCGGCGCCTTGGTCGAGATTCCGTAGTCCTTGGCGATCTCGTACATGGCTTTGCGCGTCTCCGCGAACGCTGCATAGTTCTTCCCCAGTGGGCCCTTCCAGTGCTGAAGGGCGTTGTACACCTCGATGATGTCGAAGTTGCTCCGCTGACCGGCCACGATGATGCCGCTTGCGGCGTCGATGACCGAATCGAGCGAACGAACGAACGTTCGGAGATTCGGGATCATCAGACCCATGGTGTCCTTCAGCTCTCGAACCTCTGCCTCGTTCAACACTCTCATTCTCATGTTCGCCTCCGTGAGCCCGCCGATGGTATCACGCGATCCCCATTACCGCATCCAGCTTTGAGATGACCAGGGTCATCTCCCCCTTGACGACCGCCATGACGTCGTCTGGGATGCCGCTCGTGGTCTCGGCATTGGCGTCGTCGGCATACGAAGCGATGATGCCACGATGGTTGGACAATATTTCCACGACCGACTCCAACTCGTCCAGCATGACACTGGCCCGGATCACTGGGCGCCTCCGATCTGGTTCACGGTTTCCATGCCGTAAATCACTGTGCCCTGTTCAAGAGCCACGATCTTCACGCCGCACGTCTCTTGGATACGATCCAGCATCTCTTCGAGGATCAGCCTGGAGTTTTTCTCGTACCCGGCCAGGTACTTGGTGCAGATCAGCGTCAGCAGGTGACCCTTGTGTCGGCTCTTGGCCAGCTCTCCAGCCGCCTCGAAAGCCAGATCGACCGTGTGCCGCATGTCCTGCGTCAGGTCGAACGCGATGCGCTTCCAGTCGTCCTCCTCGCGATCCTTCTCCACCATCTGGATTGCTTCGATGGACGGGGGCGCGATCCCGATGGGCCCGGACTGGATCTCTCCACCATCCGCGTCCACCACGTCTTGCCGCCTTGCCGACCGAGACTCGCCGCCACGAGCCGCCTTCACGGCTGCTGTGAGCTTTTCTCGTGGACCACGAGCGATCTCTCCCCACTCGTCCACGTTCTCGGAGTCCACGACCTCGACCAGCTCCTTGGCCTTGGCCCAACCGATGTCCGCCGCCAGAGACATCACCTTCGGGTGCGCTTCGTTCTTGACGGCAAACCACCACCAAACGGCGCTAAGGTATTTTGCCTTGCGCGCGCTGAACAGAAGCGCCTTCTCGGCGTACTCGTCGAAGCTGCTAAATCCCGGCCCGATGGCTCTGTACAGCTTCTTCTCGCCCACCTCGTAGAGCACCTTCGCAATCTCCAGGTACGTCCTCTCCTGGCTCCTCTTCAGGTCCAAGAGCTT